TGTCAATAAGTAAAGATGATCTTGTAAAAAGAAAAGAACAAATTAAAAAAGACTTTGATACTCTTGTAGAACAAATTAAAGAACAAGAGGAAAAAGTTAAGAGTATGAAGAATAACTTGAATGCTTTGGCTGGTGCAAGTCAACAATGTGATCTGTTCATAAAACAGATTGAAGACAAAGGCGAACCAATGCCACCTGAAAAGGCACAAGCATTAGAGATTGCAACTTCATAGGAGAATTATGGATAAAAAATTAACACAAGAAGAAATAAATGGTTTATCACCAAGAGCAAGAAAAATGTATCAAGAAAAACATGGTGATGAGGTCATTTCTGAAATCTTGGTAGAAAACCCTAATAAGTTTGAAATAGACGAAGAGGAAGAAAATGAAGAGCTTTAAACAATTTGACGAAGCATACACAGATAGATTTGCTCAAACATCTGCTGAGGATGACAACCTACATTTAGTAAATATACATGATGATAAAGTTGTGCAGAGATTGAATGGTTACGTTGGAGCACTAGCTGATAGAGAGTATTTACAACCAGAAGCTGCTATCAAACAACTTCAAAATAAATTAGAGATTGTAGGACTAGGTTTTGCAAATCCTAAAGTTGATAGTGACAAGGGTAATGCGACTGTTGAACTGACACAATTTGGTGGAAGATACGGTAAGACACCAAATAATTCAAATGGTCCTATGTCACAAGGCGATGAGATAGAAAACGGAGACGGTATATCTCATAAGAGAGATGGTGGTTTGAAGATAGAATTTAATTGGGAAAAACAAGATAATAATCAATTCAAAGTTTTTGCTAACTTAAAATAGAATACTCTTATTACATTAATAAGGTGAATTAATTATGGCTGATTTTAAGATACTTACGCCTGAGACTATTGACATATTTGCTAAGAGGCATTATGACAATCCATCAGATGTAAATAATCAAGAATTTGATGATGATATGAAGCGTTTTAAATACCTGAAAAGGTTATTTAGAAAGTATGATACATCAAAAGATTTTAAGGCCAGATTAATTGTCAATCACATAATCATTTTAGGTAATGTTTTTGGTATAGACGCTGCAACCACTTTATTATTTTTTAAGATAGACAAAGAGCATTGGAGTATGTTAAAAACTATTCTCATTTTCTTAAATTATATGCCAGATGGCGAACTAATTGATGTAGAAATAAATCAAGATATAATGACAGAATTAAGGAAGATTTAAATGGGACGTGCTATAGACGCTTTAATTGCTTACAGATTATTAAAATTACTGGTCACACCTTTCAAGAGAACCAAAGCATACAAACTTGGTATCATAGATGACAAGGGTAAGGTTCTAATCAAATCAAAAGATATACCTAAAAACTTTCGAGCAGGTACTAAGGTACAAGAAGCTAGAAAAGCATACACACTACTTATTCGTTTTGTGTTCAATCTAAAAAGACTATTATCAAAAGTAGGTATCAGAGGACCAATAGGTTCTGCTGCCGCAGCTGCAATCGCATTTTTCAGAGAAGAAAATCAATACAATCCAGAGATAGAAAAACAAGTATATAAGTACCTAAAAGAACAAGGTTTTGAATTTGAGGTAAGTGAGAACTACGGAGACCCTATACCACACGGCAAATATGTAGTAAATAAAGATATTTACGATTTAGAGGGTGACGTAGTAATAAATAGTGGTGATACTATTGATTATAATGAAAACATACAAACCATTATGGGATATGATGTTTTCAAATATCAAGACGTATATTTAACAACAGAGGATTTAAATGGCTAAACTAGGTTTTAAAGATATAATAATGAAGTACCTCAAGAAAGATGAGGATAAAATTAAAGAGGATGCACCAGCAAACGCAACTGGTACTGCCGTTGCAGGAACAGGTGATGATTCTTCAACTGTTGTTGTTAAAAAGAAAAAAGAATTACAGAAAAAATTGATGACAAGAATGGGTATCAAAGAAGCAATTGATAAAGCCATTCCTGATTTAGAATATCCTAAAGATGAGATCAGAGAAAGAACAGATCAATTAAAAGAATTAGCTTCACAGTCTGAAGAATTTAAATTAAAATTTACAGACCCAGCAAATAAGAAAAAGTTTCATATTGTTTACAGGTCTAAAGGCGAAGCAGAAACAAAGATGGCACAACTAAAAAGAGATGGCGTCAAAGAGATAGAGATAGTACAAGAAGATTTAGACGCACAGCCACAAGATAAAGATGTCAAGAAAGTAAAAGGCACACAACCTAAGAAGTATTATAAGAAGTTAGATAAAGATACAAAAAAGAAAAGAGCAGCTTTCTTTAAGAAAAAAGCAGGTACTTATAAACCATCAGATGATGATGACGATTACAAGGCTGCACCAGGTGATAAGAAAGCAAAAACTAAACCATCTACATTTACTAAGAAGTTTAAGAAAATGTATGGCGATTCATATGGCTACACGGCAATGCATGCCAAAGGAATTGCCAAACTTAATCCACTAAGAAGAAAGGACGAAAGTAAATAATATGTCAGACAAATTTAACGGGCTAGTAGAGGCAATATTTCTACCACCTAAAAATTGGGTGTTAAACAAAGCATTAAAATTTACTTGTGGTCATTTAAATAATGATGATGTAAAAAAACTAAAAGACTGTGGTGTAGATGTAGTTGATGAGGGAAAAGGTATTGCTACTATTACTGTCAACAAAGGTTATATAACAGATTTAGCTAGTGTGCCAAGAGCATGTTGGGCTTTCATTGCGCCTTTTGATGTGGCGAGAGCAGCAATTGTACACGATATACTATATGAAAAAATAAATGTAGCATTTGAAAATAAAAAAATTAATGAAAGAGAGTCATATAGAAAAATAGCAGATGATTGTTTTAAACACGCTATGAAGTGTAGTCAACCAGCAGTTCCAGGTTGGAAGATTTGGTCAGCTTATAACGCAGTTAGATTGTTTGGTAGATTTGCTATAAAAAATAGTAGACCTAGAGGAGCTAAACCAACATTGGTTTTAAAATAGTATGTATTTCTTTTTAATAAGAGCAATAATGGGTAGTATAGTAGGTAACGCTACTGCTACTTGGTTTAAAAAAACAAAATTTGGATTATGGTTTTATAAAAAAGTAGAACAATGTTATAATTGGGCTGCTGAGAGATATGATATTGATATACTAACAAAAGAAGAAAAGTTAATTAAGAAATTTCCTATGTTATCAAAAAAAATTGATAATATGGAGAAACGAATTAAAAAACTAGAAGGAGAAAAAAAATGAACTGGTTAAAAGATAGAATAAAAGAAATGTCATCATGGTCAGGTGCTAGTCTTATAGCATTTGGTTTGTTGATAGTTTTAGGTGGTCCATTTGTTAAATTAGCTGCTTACGCTGCTATTATTTGGGGTATTATATCAATTGTTAAGAAAGATTAATAATGTTAGGAATTAGATTATTTTTAATTGGAATACTCGCCAGTGCTGTAGTCGGTGCTGGCGTGTATGTTATGAAGTTAAGATCAGATAATGCTATATTAAAAGCAAACGCTATCAAAATGGAATCAGCAATCGCTGACCAAAAAACACTCATAGAAAATCAAAAGAAAGACTTCCAAGAAATATTAGACGCTAACAATAAGATGAATGAACTTGTTTCTGTTTTAAAAAAAGACCTTGAAGATTTAGACAAGAGGTTTAATAAAAAGAATAGAGACGTAGGTAAACTTGCTATTGCTAAAACAAAGTCAATAGAGAGAATAACAAACGGTGCAAGTGCACTGGCTACAAGATGTATTGAAATAGCTAGTGGCTCGCCATTAACAGAGGCAGAGAAAAATGCTACAAAGAAATCAGAAATCAATTCTGAATGTCCTAGTATTGCTAATCCTAACTACGTTCCTTACTAATTGTAGTGGCGTAAAACAGTTAGAGATATTTAAACAAGAAGTACCTAGAGCTGAACTTAATTTAGAAAAACCCACACCACTTGAATTAGAAAATTTAAGATGGATAATAATAACTAGTGAAAATGCTGATGAAGTATTTAAGAAACTAGAAGAACAAGGTATTGATCCTGTTCTATGGGGTCTCACAGATAAAGATTTTGAATTACTAGCGAAAAATTTTGCCAGAATAAGAAATCAGTTAAAGATAACAAATGACTTGTTAGACAAATATAAAGAATATTACGAACCAGAAAAAGAAAAAAAATAATGGAAATATTCTTTGAAATATTAACAAAATTTGGATTACCCGTAGCGGCTTCAGTCACTATGGGTGGTTTCATTTACATTATTTTAAAGTATATTTTAGGAGGAGTTGTAGGTTCAGTAAAAAGTTTACATGGTATTATTATGGGTTTAGAAAATAGAATAGATACTATGAATAACGACTTAATACATATTGACACTTTAATATCAGCAGCTCTACATTTGAAACCAGATTTAGATAGGATTGCCAGATCAGATGGCAAGAATGACGCAAGAAAAGACTAATGCCACTTTTAGAAATACTTAATCAATACGGTTTTGCGACACTGGCCGCTATTGCTATGGGTTGGTTTATTTGGTTTATATATACGTTTATTACACAAGAAGTTACAAAAAAATTAAAAGAAGCTTCAAGTGCATTAATTGTATTACTAGATAAAATACGAAGATTAGACAATGATCTTATAAGAATCAAGGCAAAATTAAATACTGTTTTGACGCTCCGAGAAGAAGAAAAGAAAAAATCCAAACCCGACTAATTATAAATAGTAGTATGAAAACATCAATGAAAAAATTGATGTTAGTAGTGACTATTCTTATATCTACACTTGACTACAATTTACTAGCATCTGAAATGGTACATGAGTTTAAAAACCCTGCCTTTAGTGGCAATGGTTATTCTTCTCACGTGCTTTCTATTAATCAATTAGAAGTACAAAGAGAACAAAAAGTATTTGATGACTTGAAATCTGCGAAAGCTGCGGCTGAGAGAGCAGAGAAAAACAAGACTATCAACAAATTTATTACAAACGTTGAGAGTAGAATTTATGCCAACCTGTCTAAACAACTGGTTGATAATATGTTTGGTACGACTTGCGATAGTAGTACAACAACTTGTCCAACAAGTGGTACTGCGACTGTAGAGGGCGCACAAATATATTGGGTTAAAGACACAAGCACTGAGATTATTACATTAACAATTACTGACGTGGATGGTACAACAACTACTATGACCGTACCACTAGGTGACTTTAAATTTTAGGATTTTTATGAAATTATTATTAACTATTTTATTAGGTATAATACTGTCTGGTTGCGCTGCCAATAAACAAATAGAAGTTTATAAAGGTAAAGCGCCATACGTTGAAGGCACAACAACAAGTGCTAGACTTATTAATTTACCAGATTTAGATAATCAACCTATCATAACGATAGCAGTTTATAGATTTACAGACCAAACAGGTCAGAGAAAACCTAGTACAAAGTTTTCTCAATTATCTACAGCTGTCACACAAGGTGCAAGTATATTTGTCATAGACGCATTGAAAAAAGTATCAGGTGGCGATTGGTTTCAAGTTGTAGAAAGAGAAGGATTAGATAATCTAGTCAAAGAGAGACAATTGATTAGAAGTACAAGAGATTTATATGATGGCGAACAAAAAGTAGGTAACATTTTAAAACCTTTATTGTTCGCTGGTCTTATTATAGAAGGTGGTATAGTAGGATTTGATAGTAATATACAGACAGGTGGCCAAGGTGCTAGATACCTAGGTATAGGATTAAGTGAATCATATAGAGTAGATCAAGTCACAGTTGCGATAAGACTTGTATCTGTACAAACAGGTGAGATATTACTTACAACACAGGTCACTAAAACTATCGCAAGTCACTCAAAAGGTGGCGATGTATTTACTTTTGTAGATATGAATACAAAGGCAATTGAATTAGAAAGTGGTGTCGCAGTCAACGAGCCTGTGACTTATGCGATTAGAACAGCTATAGAGTATGCTATTTTAGAGATTATTCACGCAGGTGAACAAAAACAATACTGGAAGTTTAAAAAGGAAAAAATAGGAATACACAATAATGTACAAAATAATTAGTATCGTTATGTTAATGTTGATGACTTCTTTGTCATATGCAAACGATATATACGTCACACAATCGGGTGCTACGTTAGATTTGGATATTACACAAGACGGATCTAATAACACAGTTGGTAATTCAACTACAGCATCTACGTCAACTGGAGCAACCACTACGTTGGACATTGACCAGATTGGTAGCTCAAACGTTATTACATATCAAATTAATGGTGCCACATATACTGGTGTTATTAATTTAGTTGGTAATTCAAATAACGTTGATTTAAATTGTGATAGTGGTGGAAGTAATTCATCATGTGGATCAGCGAATGCTGTAATTAATTTTACTGGTAATTCAAATGACATTGATTTAGATATTGGACAAACATCATCAGCAACTGGTATTGATGCTGATATAGTTGGTCAATCAGGTTCTGATTCAAACGTTGTGGCGGCTACAGTAGATGGTAATAGTGCTATATTAAGAATTACTGTAAATGGCGATACAAACAATTACCTAATTGATATTGACGGTAATGGTGACGCTGTAGGTCATACATTAATACACTCTCATACTGGCGGTATTGCTGATGTTGATATTATACAATCAGGTGTAAATGATAATATGATAACTTTAACAACAAGTGGTGATAACCACGATATTGACATATCACAAACTGACTAATATGGAATACTTAAATTTAATTTTATTCTTTGGTATCATTTTATATGCAAACATTTCGTTTTATAATTGGGCTCATACTCTTAATCCTTACGATTTTAGCGATAAACGTAAGAAGTAGTTTTGCTACAATTGGCGAAGTCACTTTACATAAAGGTAATGCTGTAATTGATAGACAAGACGGCGATCAAGGTATTGTTGTAGAACAAAGCCTAGAAGTCTTATCTTATGATACAGTAAAGACTGGTAATGGTAAAGTAGGTATAGAATTTATAGATGATACCAGAGTTGATGTCACTGAACATAGTAAACTTCTTATAGATGAATTTGTTTACGACCCTAATACAAAGACAGGTTCTTTATCACTCAAAGCTACACTAGGTACAGTAAGATACGCTAGTGGACAAATAGCAAAAAACTCAAAACAAAATGTAAAGATTAGTACACCAACAGCTAGTATATCTGTTAGAGGTACAGACTTTGCAATGACAATAGATGAAATAGGCTCATCAACTATTATACTATTACCTAGCTGTGATAGTGATGGTATGTGTTTTGTTGGTGAAATTTCTGTAGAGACAGACGCTGGTTTCGTAATTATGAATCAAGCATTTCAAGCTACGACTGTAGATGTACCAGATAGTAAACCTTTAAAACCTGTTATTGTAGGTTTAGATGAGAATATGATTAACAATTTACTGGTAGTAAGTAAACCAAAAGAAATAGAAGAACAAGAAGAAAAAGAAAAGAGATTAAAAGTAGTCGCCAATGCTTTAGATATAGACTTTTTAAAATTTGACGATTTAGAAGTTGACTTATTAGAAGTAGAAGAAGACGAGTTTGCTGGTTCTTTAGATATAGATTTTTTAGAACAAAACTTTTTAAAAGATATTCTTGCTGAATTAAACAAACAATTAGCCATACAGATGCAAAGTGAATTTGATAAGAAAAGTAAAACTAAAGCTGGACTAGATGAGTTTGGTGTTTTACTATTAGATGAAGACCCACAGTGGGTATGGAAACGTACAGACGCAGCAAGTAATAATATTGAGTTAAGATTAAACCAAGAAGATGGTTATTTAATAAATGTGGTACAAGGTGATGAAGAAATTATAGACTATCAACTAGGAGACGGTGATAACTATATCACCATATATCAAAATCAATAATGAAAAAATTAATAAAATTTTTACTTTGGGGTTTAATAATTTGGGTCATACTTTTTATGACAATAGATAAAGTAAAAGCAAATACAGCTTTGATATATCACTCTAATTATTCTGACGCTCACACAAATGTTAAATCACAATTAGAGGCTGATGGTTATACAGTTACACTTTCAACAACTGGTACTGTACACGATAATTTAAAAACAAATAATATAGACGGCACTTCAGGTGGTTATGATGTAGTCTATGATATGAAATATAATAATAGTATTGGTAGTAATGGTAAAACTAGGTATCAAAACTTTGTACAGGCAGGTGGTGTGTTAATATTAGTTGGCGAAAACAATCAAAACTTTAGTAATAATAACCAAACTATTGAGGCATTTGTAGAAAACAAATTAGGTGGTACTGTAAGTATAAATGGTAATACGACTGGTTGTTCTTATAATTGTACAAATAATACCAACTCAAATACTATTACAACTACCAACACAGCGATAACAGATAGTGATTATGGAAGTAATGTTGCTGTGTATCCATATGGTGCTCACTTTACAGGTGATGGTACTTGGTTAGCAAAAGATGGTAATGGTAGAATTTTATGGATGCGATGGTCAGGTGACCAATTACCTAGTGGTTATTCAGGAGCAGCTTATATAACTTTTGATATAAACCAATTTGAAAGTCCTTTTGATAAAGCAAAAATGGCTGATATGATTTCTGATACTTATACAAGTGTTTTATCAGCGTCATTACCACAAGCTGGAATAACATCATCACAACAGACAGAAGTAAATACATTAAAGAATAAATCACAAACTACAAATCAAATATATCTAACTCAATCAGGTGATGGTTTAGATTTAGATATTGTACAAGATGGTGATAATAATTTAATCATTGGTCCAGATTTAACAAACGCTGGTTCTATATCAGGAACTAATAATGCGATTACACTTACACAAACCAATGATGGTAATGTATTAGGTATAGATGTAAATGGTAATACCAATGATGTAGATGTTGTTCAAAATACAAATCAAAATGCTATCGTGGATATTACAGGCAATTCAAACACTTTAGATTTAGAACAAATACATTTAAATAATAGTGGTGAGCATTTCTCTAAAGTCACAGTAAATGGTAATAGTAATTCAATTACCATAGACCAAAAAGAGACTGGCAATAAAATATTATTTTTAGATGTAGATGGTAGTAATAATGTTCAGGTAGACCAAAAAGGAACTGGTAGTCACTTTTTAGATATAAACTTAACAGATAGTCATACAGTAGATGTCACACAAGATGGCTCTGGTAGTCATAACGCTAAAGTACATTTAAGTGGTAATCCATCATCAGTCACATTGACGCAGGACAGTAGCAACAATCAAAACTACTACCTAGAACAAAACTGCTCATCTTCTAGTTGTTCAGCGACTGTCACACAAAACTAAATACTAATAGATGAAGAAGTTATTAACTCATTGGACAATCGCATTTGTCACTTTATTTGTTCTCACATTTATAGGTTTCAAAGACCCACAGGTAAAAGAGATATTAAGACTAAAAGGTTTTGATTTACTTTTACAATCAGAGAAAAAAGAAATTTCAACAAACATTGCAGTAGTATCTATTGATGAAAAGGCTATAGAGAAATATGGACAATGGCCTTGGAAAAGAGATATACTCGCTGATATTATTATACAGTTAAGAGAACAAGGTGCTGGTGTTATAGTATTACCTATATTGTTTAGTGAGCCAGATAGACTTGGTGGCGATGAGGCCTTGACAAGTGTATTAGAATATGGTATAGTCATATCACAAATAGGAACAAATCAAACAAATAAAAATTCTGTACCGAGAGGTGTTGCGAAAATCAACGATCCATTACCTTTCTTATTTGAATGGGGTGGAATGTTAGGACCAATAATAGAGTTTCATAACGCAAGTGGTGTAGGTGTATCAAATACAATACCAGAGGTAGATGGTGTAGTTAGAAGAATACCTTTACTTATGAAAATAGGTGAAGACATTTATCCAGCAATGGCGATAGAAGTTATTAGAGTTGCTGTAGGCGCACCTAGTTATCAAGTTAAATCAGGTGACGCTGGTATTATAGCGATGAGAGTACCAGGTTTTAATAAGATAGAGACAGATGCGAATAGTAGAATATGGTTAAGATGGAACAAAAGTTATCCTACAATATCAATAGCAGATTTAGAGACTAACGAAATAAGTTTAGAAGGTAAGACAGTGATTATAGGTATGAGCGCTGAAGGATTAGGTGGTATAATAGCCACACCAGTAGGTGAAAGATATGCATATGAACTAACAGCGTCAACTTTGGATACAGTATTAGATGGAAAGAATATAAAGAGAGTTGATATTAGTTTTTTATCTGAACTAGCTGTATCATTTTTATTAGGTGCTATTATTATTGTAATGACAAGATTTATGCCTTATTGGGTAATAGGTATTAAGTTAATATCTTGGTATATTGTAGCAGTGTGGTTAAGTCACTTTTTCTTTACCAAGTATTCAATGTTAGTAGATGTAAGTTGGATTATAATTGTATTTACAATTGTAGGATTTCATAGTGTATTTAATAGATTTATTTTAGAGTTTAAATTAAAACAACAAATAAGAAAACAGTTTGAGAAATACCTAGACCCACGTCAAGTTGCTATACTAGTAAAGAATCCTGAGAAGTTAAAACTTGGTGGCGATAGAAAAGAAATGTCATTTTTATTTATGGACATAGTAGGGTTTACACCCATATCAGAATTTTATAAAAACAATGATGATCCTGAAGGTTTGGTCAATGTAATAAATGATTATCTAAATCGTATGAGTAAGATAGTATTAAAGAACGGTGGTACAATTGACAAATATATGGGTGATTGTATTATGGCATTTTGGAATGCGCCACTTGATTGCCCTAATCACGCAGAGATGGCTGTACAAACAGGAATAGAATGTGCGATAGAAACACAAAAGTTAAAAAAAGAATTTAAAGAAAGAGGTCTACCAGATATTAATATAGGCTCTGGTGTAAATACTGGAACTTGTATTGTCGGTAATATGGGTAGTGAAAACCGACTTGATTATTCTGTAATAGGTGATGCTGTAAACTTGGCGGCTAGACTTGAAGCTGCTACAAGAAACTATAAAGATGATAATGGTAATGTTGCTCCTTTGATTTATTCTTCATATACAAAAGAACAATTGAAGAATATTAAATCAGAAGAATTAGATAGAATATTTGTGAAAGGTAAAAAGGAGTTAGTGACAATCTATAAACCAGTAACAAACTTAATGGAGGGTTATGACCTTACTTCAAAAGAGAAAGATCAGACTAATAGCAAAAAGGATAATAAGAAATGAAAAAAAACTCAAACTATATTTACTCAATTTACATTGGCTCAAAATTAAGAAACAAAAGTTACGCAGAAGGAAACGTACATTTATAAAACTCTGGAAGTTAAAAAGACTAAATACACTCAGACGACAAGGTCTAGCAGCATAGAAACTTGACTTCCACAAAAAAATAAATATAATATAGCTAATATATCAATCAATGCTTTAAATGCATATGACCCATATGGGAATTTAAGCTTATTATAAACGTCTTTAACGAGATAGAACTATGGCAGATACAACAGAAATAAAAGTAGATATAGAATCTTTAAGAAAAGATATTGAAAATGTCAATACTATTAATGGCAGAATAGATACTGCAATTGATAGGTTAACAGATGTATCCACTTCTATAAAATCTATGTTAGCTGTACATGAAGAAAAGATTACAAGACAAGAGAAGATTGACGAAGTAATATTTGACAAGTTAAAAGATAGAGCAGATGAAATATCTGATGTTTATAGAGAGTTAAAGAAAGATGTGGAAATGAGTGAAAAGAGATTACTCATTGAAATTAAGTCATTAAAGAACGATATAGGCGCTAGAGTTGGTGTTTTAGAAAAATACAGGTGGATTATCATAGGTGGAGCGATTGTCATAGGGTGGATTTTATCAAAGAACTTTGTTGCAATTATGAATATGATGGCCACATCTTAGGGTTGACTTTTTTGATGAATAGTGTTATTATGAAGGTGTGTTATGTCAAGTTATATAGATTTAAAGTATATCTCTAATTTAAAGAGTAGATTATCTCAATTTAAACAGAAGAATGATTATCTGTTTAATTTTAGATGCCCGCATTGTGGTGACTCTAAAAAATCAAAATTAAAAAGTAGAGCATATTTGTATCGTGTAAAAAACGATATGTTCTTCAAATGCCACAATTGTGGTATGGGTCAGAACTTGGCTAACTTTATCAAGTTTATAGATCCAAGTATGTATTCTGAATATCTTTTAGAAAGATATAAGAAAGGGGCACCAGCGACACCGAAGCCTCAGTTTGATTTCAAACCAGCGTTTGAAGATAGAACTATACTTGACGATTTGAAAAGTATAAAACAATTAGATGATGAACACCCAGCTAAACAATACGTTATAGGTAGAAAGATACCTAGTGAATTTTATGACAAACTTTATTTTTGTGATAAGTTTGGCGCACTAGTAAACAAAGTAAAACCAAAAACGTATGGTGACAAAGACCATCCTAGATTAGTCATACCATTTTATGATACAACTGGAAAGTTATTTGCTTTTCAAGGTCGTGCTTTTGGTAAAGAACAACCAAAATACTTGACGGTAAAACTAGATGAAAATAAACAAAAAGTTTATGGACTTGAAAGAGTTAATTTTCAACGACAGGTATATATTACAGAAGGTCCGATTGATAGTTTATTTGTTGATAATTGTCTTGCTGCTGCTGGTGCAGATTTAATATTAAAAAACAAAATTAGTAATGACCAAGTTACATATATATTTGATAACGAGCCAAGAAATAAAGAGATTGTAAAACGTATGTATGATGTGATTGAAAAAGATTACAACCTTGTGGTGTGGCCAGATGATATGCGACACAAAGACATTAACGATATTATTATTGCTGGCATGAGTAAAGCTGAACTTGCTGACCTACTAAATAGAAACACTTACTCAAAACTTTCAGCACTAACGAAATTAAACGAATACAAAAAGGTATAGGAGGATACGAATGGTTGACAATATTAATGTGGTTAAACGTGGTATAAGAGGTAAAGAACCACTTAACATTGAAAAGATACATGAAATGGTTGAGTATGCATGTGAAGATATAAGTGGTGTATCGGCTTCACAAGTAGAAATGCAAAGTGGTTTACAATTCTATAATGATATTACCACAGATGATATTCAACAAATCCTTATCAAATCAGCAGCAGATTTAATTTCTTTAGATAGTCCAAACTATCAATACGTTGCGGCAAGATTATTACTTTACAGTTTAAGAAAACAAGTTATTGGAAGACTTTGGGACCATCCACATTTATTTGACCATGTTAAAAAGGCTGTAGAGAAAAATGTTTACGACAAACAAATTTTAGAAAAGTATCAAAGAAAAGACTTTGATAGAATGGAAAACTGGATTAACCACGAAAGAGATTATACTTTTACATATGCTGGTTTAAGACAAGTTATTGACAAATATCTAGTGCAAGATAGAAGTAATGGTGAAGTATTTGAAACACCACAGTTTATGTATATGTTAATATCAGCTACAATGTTTGCTGATTATCCTAAAGAAAAGAGAATGACCTATGTTAAAAAATATTATGATGCGATTTCGCAATTCAAAATCAATATTCCTACGCCAGTTATGGCGGGTGTTAGAACTCCTCTCAAACAGTATGCAAGTTGTGTTCTGGTTGATACTGATGACACTTTACCTAGCATTTTTTCTAGTGATATGGCTATCGGACGTTATGTTGCGCAGCGTGCTGGGATTGGTATTAACGCTGGTAGAATACGAGGCATCAATGCGAGGATACGAGGGGGTGAAGTACAGCACACAGGCGTTATTCCCTTTCTTAAAAAATTTGAGGCAACAGTTAAGTGCTGCACTCAAAACGGAGTTAGGGGCGGTAGTGCTACTGTTCACTTCCCTATTTGGCACCAGGAAATAGAAGATATAATTGTACTTAAAAATAATAAAGGTAGTGAAGATAACAGAGTTAGAAAATTAGATTACTCTATACAATTATCAAAACTATTTTATGAAAGATTTATTAATGAAGAAGATATAACTTTATTCTCACCACACGAAGTGCCAGAGTTATATGAAGCTTGGGGTACACCTGAGTTTGATGATTTGTATTTAAAAGCTGAAAGAAAATTAAGTATTAAGAAAAAGAAAATAGGAGCACAAGAATTATTTTTTGACATACTAAAAGAAAGAGCAGAGACAGGTAGAATTTACATTATGAATATTGACCATTGTAATACTCACTCATCATTTAAAGATTTAATTAGAATGTCAAATTTATGCCAAGAGATTACACTTCCTACGGATCCAATTCAACACATAGACGGCGAAGGTGAGATTGCTCTTTGTATTTTATCTGCTATCAATATAGGAAAGATTGATAAAAGAGACGAGTTAGAAGAACTATGCGACTTGGCTGTAAGAAGTTTAGATGAAATTATAGATCATCAAAAGTATCCAGTAATGGCTGCTGAAATATCTACAAAGGCTAGAAGAAGTTTAGGTATAGGTTATATTGGTCTTGCTCATTATCTAGCTAAAAAAGGTTATTCATATGAACAAAAATTAGGCTGGCGTCAAGTTGATAAACTTACAGAGTCATTTCAATTCTATCTATTAAAGGCAAGTAATGACTTAGCAAAAGAAAAAGGTCAATGTGAATACTTTAATAGAACAAAATATTCTGATGGTATCTTACCAATAGACACTTACAAGAAAGAGGTAGACGAGGTTGTAACCAGAACTCTAACTTATGATTGGGAGTGGTTAAGGAAAGAAATAAAAGAGCACGGACTCCGACATAGCACACTCTCTGCTCAAATGCCATCAGAATCATCTAGTGTGGTCTCAAATGCTACTAACGGCATTGAGCCACCTAGAGATTATTTAAGTGTTAAGAAAAGTAAAAAAGGTCCACTAAAACAAGTGGTACCTGATTATAAAAAACTTAAAAATAACTATACGTTACTATGGGATATGAAATCTAATGAAGGTTATATAAATGTAGTATCAGTAATGCAAAAGTATTTTGACCAAGCGATAAGTGGAAACTGGTCATATAATCCAGAACACTTTGAAGAAAACCAAGTGCCACTATCTCAAATGGCACAAGACTTATTAACCACATATAGACTAGGATGGAAAACTAGTTATTATCAAAATACATATGACGCTAAAAAAGATATTGACGAACCATCACACCCGATTGGTTTTGTAGATAATGTTCCAGAGGAAGATAAATCAAAAGAGGAGGACGAGAATTGTGACTCGTGTACTATATAATGTTTTTACAAGCAAACTTACCACCAATAGAGTTATACGTTAAGAAAGAGTATCTTTACGATTTAGAAAAAGGTCACGGCGAATTAGTTGAGGGTCTATGGGTTACAGTAAAGTCTATACAAGGTAGAGCATTATACTTTGAAACTTATTTACCAGAGTATGGTGCAGTATATGATAAACTACCACTGTCAGCTTTTGTATGGAAGAAAGACTATGAAGGTGAAATGAAATTAGAAGAACTAGAGCTATGGGATTGTTTTAGTTATCATATATCAATATTAGAGAAAAGATTTTTAAAAGGACAAAGAGCAAAGTATTATAGTCCTAATAAGGTGTGGCACGAAGGCACATATATGTTTACGATTGATAGTTGTCATGCGGATAGTAATTTACTAAATACTACGTTTAGTGAGCTACCGACACAGCACAAATCATTTAATATATTAAAACTAGACAACGGTTATTTCGCAGCACAACCAAATAATCGTATGTTAATTTATGATAAGTCTTATAGCCCGAAACAATTAAAGTTTCCTGACTTTAAAGTATCATCTATTGAGTATTCTGTTGAAGATAAACAGAAAATAACTTTTGGTGATGATGACGAATTTTTTTACGGAATAAAGGAAGAAAAATAAAATGAGTAGATCAGTTTTTAATAAAGGTAAAGATGTCAGTTTTTTAAAACAACCAATGTTCTTTGGTGAGGATTTGGCTGTACAAAGATATGATACTATGAAGTATCCAATCTTTGATAAGTTGACACAACAACAGTTAGGTTATTTCTGGCGACCAGAAGAAGTATCTTTACAAAAAGATAGAAACGACTACCAAGAATTAAGACCAGAACAAAAAGATATATTTACATCTAATTTAAAATATCAAACTATGTTAGATAGTGTACAAGGTCGTGGTCCTTGTTTAGCATTTTTACCTTTTTGTTCTTTACCAGAATTAGAGGGTTGTATAGTGACATGGGATTTTATGGAAACTATCCATAGTAGAAGTTATACATATATTATAAAAAATTTATATTCTAATCCTAGTGATGTATTTGATACAATCATTAAAGACGAGAAGATAGAAAAGAGAGCTCAATCTGTAACACAATATTATGATGATTTAATCTTAGCAGGTCATAAATGGCATTTAGATAAATCAAAGGTTGATGAGTATGAACTAAAGAAAAAATTATGGAAAGCATTAATCACAGTAAATATATTAGAAGGTTTAAGATTTTATGTATCATTTGCTTGTAGTTTTGCTTTTGGTGAACTTAAATTATTAGAGGGATCAGCAAAGATTATTTCGTTTATCGCAAGAGACGAAAGTCAGCACTTAGCAGTTTCACAAAGAATTATAAACAATTATAGAGATAATGAAAAAGATAAGGTTATGGATAAAGTGATTAAAGATACTGATAAAGAAGTTTATGCAATGTATGATGAGGCAGTACAAGAAGAAAAAAGATGGGCAACTTATCTTTTCTCTAAAGGTTCTATGATAGGTTTATCGGAAAAATTATTACATCAATTTGTAGAGTATATGGCTAATAGAAGAATGAAAGCTATTGGTTTAACACCAGCGTATGAACAAAAATCTAATCCATTACCTTGGATAGATCATTGGTTAAATAGTAAAGGCACACAAAATGCTCCGCAAGAAACAGAAATAGAAAGTTATGTTATTGGTGGAATAAAACAAGATGTTAAGAAAGATCAATTTAAAAAATTTAAACTGTAATGGAAAAAGTAGTAAAGAAGTGCTCAAACTGCACTACTAAATATACCATAGTATGGGACGAAGAAGAACAGGACCTAGATCCTTTAACTTGTCCGTTCTGTGGATATGAAGTAGAATCAGAGGAAGATAGTGAGCATGAAATACCAGAAGAAGCAACGGACGATAGTTGGAATTGATTATAGTTTAAATAGTCCTGCTATTTGTATAACAAATAATAGTTTTGATTTTAATAAATGTTCTTTTCACTTTCTCACAAGTAAAAAGAAACACATTGGTAATTTTGGTAAAAATATATTTGGTTATGAACATAAAGAATACAACACACCTATTGAAAGGTTTACTAACATTTCTAGTTGGGCCTTGGATATTATTCACAAACATAAAAAAGATACAGCAAAAGTTTTTATTGAAGGCTACTCGTTTGGCTCTAAAGGTCAAGCAGTATTTCAAATCGCTGAGAACTGCGGTATACTTAAATATAGATTACAACTGTCACCCTCTATATTGTATGATACAGTTGTACCAAGTGTTGTTAAAAAGTTTGCGTCAGGTAAAGGGAATGCAGACAAACAATTAATGTATAATAGTTTTCTAAATCATACTGGTGCTGATTTATTGAAAGCTTTTGATATGGGTAAGTTAAATAATCCTGTTACAGATATTGTAGATAGTTATTATATAGCAAAAGTTGGTTATGAAAATTCAAGTAGTTACTAGTTGGAACAATAAGTTATTTAAACAATATGCTCATAGATTTCAATCCACTTATAATTGGCCATTTGATTTAATTGTTTATAATGAAGATGATGATATGTTTGATAAGATACCTGACCTCAAAAAATTCATAGAAAGAAATCAATATAGAGAAGTAAAGTCATTTAAACATGATGGTGTGAGATTTTCATATAAAGTTTACGCATATACACACGCCATTATTAATTGTTCAAGTGATATAGATGGTTTGATTTGTATTGATGCTGATAGTGTATTCTATAAATCAATAGACATAGATTGGATTAAAAAACATATTCATAAAGAAGATTGTATGATGAGTTATCTAGGTCGTGGAAGTAATTATAGTGAATGTGGTTTTTTGTATTTTAATATGCAACACAATCAAACAAGAAACTATGCTCATCATATGAAAAAGATGTATGATTTAGATGAGATATATAGTTTAAGTGAATGCCACGATAGTTATATTTGGGACCATGTAA